GGAGGATTTTTAGTGATTGATTTATCAACCTGTCCAATTCCACTTAAGGAAGCACCGTTCCCTTTAACTCTAGTAATAGTTGTAGATGTTCCGGGATTTAAAGACATGATTAACTACGTGCTGAAGTTAGTTCAATTGCACCTGCTGGGTTAAGTGTTCCTACACCCATAGCAAGTCTACCAACCATAACGTCACCTTGGTATAAAACAGAAACGTCTCCGCCTGTTACTTGAACCTGAGGTCCAACTGCTTCTACAATACCTGCAGCATCTCTTTGATAGAAAAGACCGCAATGAGTTGAGAAGTCACCAGAGTAATCGTTGTTCTCACCAGACACAGCATTAACTGTACCAGCTAAGAATGGTAGGTTGTTTGAACGCTTGATTGAGATACCAGCAATTTCAACTAGACCTTCACCAGAGTTTAGGTTACCTTGAGAGTTACCATAGTCTCTGTTTAAGATGTTAGATGATACTTGTGAGACAAGTGCATAGTATTGTCTTGGATTTAAGACGGCTGTACGTCCAGTTTTAGGAAGATTTTTTTCGTCAAGAACTGCAGCTGCTTCAAAGAAAGCATCTACTAGGGCTTGAGCATTGTACTCCTTAGTTGCACCCAATTCAATCTGAGTACCACCTGGTTCTGGTCCTGGTGATGCAGTGATAGGATGAGCTTCACGTGCTGCTAGAGCAATCGTTCTGAAGACTTTCTTATCATAAGCTTCTGCTAAAGCATGACCAATTTTAGATGAGATTTCAGATCTCAGAGAGTAATGTGCAAGTGTCTCATCGAGATCATAAACGAACGCAGAGCTGATTAGAAGGTCATCACATTGGATGGTCTTCTCAGCTACTGGTGGATCGCCTGATCCGAGGATTGGTTCACCAGGAGTATGGTAAGCCGCTTGCATACGTCCCGTAAAGATGAACTGTAATGATTTACCGTTCTTTAGGGTACGTCTTTGCACGGTATCACGTGCGATAGTTGCTGACTCATAAGCTTTAAATAGCTCTCCTGAGAACAGCTTCAAATAGGTTGCGTACTTGGTATCATACGCCTGTGAACCTGCGGTATTTGATACCGCCTTATTCAGGGCGCCAAGTACTGACTGCGTGGCGTTAGCCATTGTTAGTACGAGAGTAGTATAGTTTACAGACTCTCAACGTTGAGAAATTAATTTTATATTTGTGGTCTATCCCACCGTCTAGACAGCTTAAGGGTATCCTCGTAAGGGCCAAAAGCCAAAGCGGGTAATCGGATTCGAACCGATGACAACAGCTTGGAAGGCTGCAGTTTTACCACTAAACTATACCCGCATAAGGAGGGGTGAACCTCCTAGATATTTAGAAGCGTAGTACTTCTAGGTATGAACCTTCATTAAGCTTGGTGTCATTTGCATGGTCAGCTCTTTGTCCAATTTGGATAGCGAGTGTACCAGTATTAGCACCAGCTTCTACATAACCATCTACATAAACATAGTGGTCACCATCAGCTGCAGTGATTGCAACCTCGGCAGTACCAGTAGCTGCTACATCAAGAGCACCTGTTTCTGATACTTCACCGGAGATAGTATCTTCACTAACTCTACGGATAGCTCTGTAAGCAGTGCTAGAAGCAGGAGTTGTGATCTTATACTTTACATCACCATCAAGGTAAGAGAAGTCAAGCTTTGCTCTGAATAGTACACGCTCATATTTTCCAAGTGAAAAGCTTAGAGGTGTACGATAAGTTGTACCATCCTCACCTGCACCATGAGCAACACCACCATAAGTAGCATTATCAACGATGTAAGCATCTTGGATTATACCAGCGGTTTCCCAGGCATTGTTGCTGTAAACCACACCATTATTTGTAGCGTTAGTATTAAAAGCCATTGTTAATTATTGAGAAATAAGACCCCCCGCAGTTCCGCTACGGGGGACGTGATAGTTTTATGTGGTCACGCACATAAGTTTAGAACTTAAACTTGGCACCTATTTTTGTACCATATGCTGTATCATTTACAGAATCTGTAAGGAAAGATACTTCACCGTAGATGTCTAACTTCTCAGAAGCAGCGATAGATAATCCACCTTTGCCAGAGAAATCTGTATCACCATCAGCTCCATCAGGAGAAGAGAAAGCAGGACCACCTTGAATGTAATATCCAAGTGAACCTACATCACCTTCATAACCAAGATGTAGATCAGTTGTTCTACCTGTAAAATTATTTCCTGTGTAAGATCCATTTGACTCAGCGTTGATATAGACGCCAGCCATTGCAGGAGTCGAAGCAAATGAGATTGTAGCTAGGGCTAGTGCAATTGATTTCATGTTAAAATTTTTAAGATTTTTTAGTGTATTCTACACCACGATACTTGAGTGTCATAATGATCTCCAGTATCACAGCCCCGTTCCATGCTGTGAATTCATGCGTCCCGTTAAGGATGAACGGACGTGGTGTTTAAGCTATTGGGGTGACCTCTTTAGCCGCTAGGTCAAGCGGGAAATTATGAGCGTTCCTTTCATGCATTACTTCCATACCTAAGTTAGCACGGTTGAGTACGTCTGCCCAAGTGGGGACAACCCTACCATTTGAGTCAACCACGGATTGGTTAAAATTGAATCCATTAAGGTTGAAAGCCATGGTAGATATTCCCATGGAGGTAAGCCATACGCAAGCCACGGGGAAAACAGCAAGGAAGAAATGAAGAGAACGAGAATTATTAAAGCTAGCATATTGGAATATTAATCTTCCAAAATAACCATGAGCTGCAACAATATTATATGTTTCTTCTTCTTGTCCAAATTTGTATCCATAGTTCTGAGATTCATTCTCAGTTGTCTCACGTATTAGTGAGGACGTTACTAATGAACCATGCATTGCAGCAAACAAAGCACCACCAAACATACCAATTACCCCTGCCATGTGGAAGGGATGCATTAATATATTATGTTCTGCTTGAAAGACAAACATGAAGTTAAAGGTTCCTGATATACCTAGCGGCATACCGTCAGAGAAACTTCCTTGTCCAAAGGGATAGACTAAGAATACAGCAAAGGCTGCTGAGACTGGGGCTGAATATGCTACACATATCCACGGTCGCATACCTAGTCTATAACTAAGTTCCCATTGTCGTCCCATGTATGCTGCGATACCGATGAGAAAGTGGAATATAACAAGTTGATATGGTCCTCCGTTATATAACCACTCGTCGAGGGTTGCAGCTTCCCAGATTGGGTAGAAGTGAAGACCGATTGCATTGCTTGAAGGGACGACTGCCCCTGAGATGATGTTGTTTCCATAGAGTAGGGAGCCCGCTACGGGTTCTCGTATACCATCTATGTCAACTGGAGGAGCCGCAATGAAAGCAAGGATGAATGCTGTTGTTGCTGTTAATAGTGCAGGGATCATTAGGACACCGAACCAACCAACGTAAATGCGGTTGTCGGTACTAGTAACCCAGTCACAAAAACTCTGCCAGTTATTAGATGGTTTTGTTAATGTTACTGTAGTTGCCATTTAAAAAATGCCAGGAATAATTTGTCCAGTTATTATGTATGAACCAAGAGCAGCCACAAAACCTAGCATAGCTAGTTGACCGTTTACACGCTCAGCGTTGTCAAAATAATCACCTTCGATTACCTGTACTTGTGGTTCGGTAGCGAATCTGTTTTGTCTGTTGCCTGGTTCAGTTGTAGTTGTCATTAATAGATAAGAATAAAAGTACGTGTGGGAGAGGACGATCTTTCGGGTCTCCGCTACGTTATCTTTAAGTCATCTGCTTTCTTTTTCTTTTTTTTCGCTAAAGGTAAATGTAACCCATATAACTTTTGTATTCTTAACTGTTCTTTTAATTTAGCAGCTTGAGATGATTTAGAATTCATACCATCTCTTAAGATTTTTTGTTCAAAGGAACTGAGTTGTTTACCCATTAGAATTTTACGTTATCAGAACGATCTAGTTTTTCAATTACGTCTTGTCTATAAGCAGGATCTTCATCGTAACGAGGATCACTCATAGCTGCGACTAATTCTTGTTGACTTCTGAATGCATCAGAAGATGCTTTAGGTGGTTTGCCTGTTAACATTCTTCCCTCATAACCATTTGCTTCTTCATACTGAGACTTCAATCCAGAGACTGCTAACTTAATTGCACCGACATTACCAGTACCTATAAGTTCATCAAAGGATTGTATCTCATCTTTAGATAAATTCTGACCAGC